ATAATTTTTATAAGTTTTTATTATTTTTTAAGTTTTAATTTTATAATTATTTTTTATATGTCCTAGAAGTGCCTATTTTAGGGCTTTGTATAGCCTAAGAAGTTTTTAAGTAAAGTTATGAGTGATATTTTTATATAATATTTTATTATTTTGTGTAAAATATGCTTTAAGGTTTGAAATAAACTTAAATTAAGCTAGTTTTAAATAATATTATATTTTATAATATTTTATTATTTAAAATAATTTAGAATATTTTTATATAATTTAATATAATTTTAATATATATTTCATTATACTATTACTCTAACAAGTAGGAGATTTATAATGGAACTGATTAGTATAGAAGTTAGAATTTTGGATGAGGATATAGTTGTTGAGGTTACTGAAAAAACACTCTGCTCCTATAGAGGAGATAGTGCTAAAGAGAAAGCTCTTAACTATGTAATGGATAATGCACTTATTGATTTAAAGGTCGGTAGTGTGTTTAAATATGATGGAGAGGAGCTAGTATGTCAGTAATAGCAGTTATTAACCGTAAAGGTGGGCTTGGTAAGACTCCTATAGCTATTAATACAGCTAAGGCTACGGACTCAATCATACTCACTAATGATGATGATGTGGTTGAGGTTGTCCACAAGAACACTAAAGTAATGTCCTTGAAAGAGATAAGTGAGCTGGACTTCGACTCTCTTCCAAATACAGTTATAGACTTTGGTGGATTTATTGAAGCTGGAACTACATCTATTATAGAGAGATGTGATTTGGTAGTTGTACCTGTAGTCAATAATATAAGCTCTCTCAAGAGAAGTGTTAATGCAGTTGATGAATTGAGCCAACTTAACAAAAATATAATCATAGTAGCAACTATGACAACGAATAAAGCTGATTTTGAAAACATCAAAAAGGTTTTTAAAGATTTCAAGATAAAAGCCTTTTTTGAGTTAAAAAAGACAGAGCTATTCAATAACTCACTAAACAAAGGTTTAGGCATTGAAGAGTATTTAAACAGCATGGCGATACTTAGAAGTGCTTATGGTAAAAAGAAAAATCAAAAAACAGAGTCTATCCTTGAGCAATGGGATAGATATATAACTTACATTAAAAATGAAATAGGAGAGTAAACATGGCAAACGAAAAAGATTTAAACATAATGGATGACATTGTAAGCAAGGCTAAAAAGAGTGCTACAAATAAAACTTACAAAGAAGCAGATGATACAGCCTCTAAAAAAGAGGGTGGGAAAGCTGGTCGTAAAAAGGTATCTGAAAACCTAAAGAAAAAAGCGAGACAAGTATTTTATAGCGATATTGACTTCCAGTATATAGAGGAATGTGCAGACTATTTAGGAATGGATACAAAGTCTTTTATGCAAATGGCTATCAATCAAAAAATGAAAGCTGTTTTAAAAGAGATCGAGGAGAGTTAAAAATGAATATATTAGAGCTTCAAGAAAAACTAGAAACATTTGGAATAATAATTGATAGATTAGAGTATATTGTTGAGCAAGAGCCAAGTAATACCGACATCATAAATATTCTAAATAATGCGAAAGAGCTTACAGTAATAACTGATATTAATAATGAGCTTATTCAATCCGTACTAGAATTTTTAACAAAAAATGAAAATTATATTTGGGATGAGTATAGACGAATCTCTGAGTAACTTCAAAAAATAGGAGGAATACCAGTCGCCCTGTAGCTACCAACTGAAAGGGCTAACCAGTACATGTAATGATTTAAAACAATTCGACTCGTTTTAAAAATCATTCGCATTGTAACATAAAAGGATATGTTATGGCAAAAATGATAAAAAAAGTAGATTCTCTTTTTGAGAAATTTGAGCAAAAACTAGAAATATTAGCAGAAAAGTTGTTCTAATGAACAGAGCTGAGGCACTTGAAAAAGCAAAGAATGAAGATGTGAGAGTGAAGTTAAAGTGGTGGAGCGATTATACGGTCATCTGGTTTGATGTTGAATGTGATTGCTTTAGAAGTGGAGCAAACGAAGAAATAGACTTGAAGTTTTTACAAGATGGAGAGTTTGAAATTGCCTTAAGTGATGATAGTCTTCTCGGTGGATTATTTGACATACAAGGAGATAAATAGATGAGCGATACTTTTGAACAGCTAGATATTATTGAGCAATTACAGAACGACTTTGAGTTTTTTGTAAACTTTGTTCATAAAAGAATAACTGGCGAAGAGTTTGAGTGGCTTGGCTACAATAAAAAAATCAAAACAGAGTTAATGAATGTTTATAAATTACAGTATTTACTACTGTTTATAAACATTCCACCACGACTCGGTAAAACCACCCTTTTAACATACTTCATCGCTTGGACTATGTTTAAAAGTGGTAGGACTTATAATAACTACTATACATATTCTGATTTGCTTGTAAATCGTATGTATTCAACGATTACAAAGATTTTCAAAATACCAGAGATTAGTGAGCATGTTGAGAGTACCTATAAAAGAGAAAAAGAGGACTTTAGTAACTCTTCAGGTGGTGGACTTTTTGCACAAACAACTCTCGGACAAGTAACAGGCTTCGGAGCTGGTCGTAAAGATGACATGGACAACTTTAACGGATGTATAGTTATAGATGACCCTCACAAAGCTCAAGATAGTATCGTGAGAATTGCATCTGCAAATAATGCTATCAAGAGTGCAGTTCTAAACAGAAAGAATAATCATAGAGTACCTATTATAGTTATTATGCAGAGACTTCACAAGTTCGATGCGACTGGTTACTTAATGGACTTATATTCTGATTATTTTGTAGATGGCAGAGCTAAACAGCTCAAGCTGTCTGCTGAGATAAACGGAAAACCTATCGCTCACAAAGAGTACCCTCTTGAGATGTTAGCTCTTGAAAAAGAGAAAGACCCATCTTACTACTGGTCTCAACTTATGCAAGAGCCTCAGAATGTAGATGGCAAATACTTTAAAAATCAACACTTCGAGACTTACGAGAGCATCGCAAAAGATAGAAGCTCGGCTATCATCTCTTTTAACCCAGAGAATACAGCAGAGCCTATCGTATTAGTAGCCTTTAAAAAGAAAGATAAAGATGCAGTTATCTTAGATTATAGAGAGAACATCATCGAGGCAGATAGTTTCTTTGAGTCTGTTCATGAGTTCTGTGAGCAAAACAACTCTAAAAAGGTTTACATACCAAGCTCTCTCATTACTAAAACAGTAAGGCAAGAACTAAAGCCTCTCAAGGTCGAAGAGTTAGAAGAGAGTACAAATGTAGGCTTATCAGCTTTTTATGCTGTAGGGCTTCTAAAAGGTGGCAAAATAAAGCTAAAAGATGATGAGCTTTATGAGGCTTTTAAAGAAGAACTAAAACTTTATCCAAATAGCAAAAGAGATTTTGCTACTAAAGCGATGATAAATGTTTTAGAAGTGCTTTTCGTAAAAGGTGGAAGCACTATAAAATCGAGTTTATAACATGGCAATATTTTTACAGATGGATGTTTGTTTTCACTGCAAGAAAGAGAAAGAATTTCAAACAGAACATTTATGTAGGGAATGTTCTAAAAATAAATATTGTATTGATGGTTGTCAAACACAAAATGAAGTACCTTATTCAAGGTGTAAGAAGTGTCAAAAGAAACATGATAAAGGAATGAGAGCTATTAAACAGTTTCTCATAGACAATAAATTAGTTCACGAGGATTTAAAAGCATGAAAAAAGAAATAGTAGAACTTTGTAAGCAATGTATCTTCTTTGATGGAGTGAGTTGTTTGCATGAAAAAGTGATAGATAGTGATACAGCAAAATACATTCAGTTTAGTGGATGTGGACTTATAGAGGTAGAAAAATGATACATTATGCAAACTTTGAAGATTTCACGATTGAGTTTTCCCCTGTAGTGTCTCAGTTCTTTGTAACGATGAATGAGAGCAAGAGACAAGTAGGTGGATTTGCTGTAGCGAGTAAGGCTATTGAGTTTGGTTACAGACTCTTAAAAGAGGAGCTTTAGTCATGTGCAAAGTTCCTCCTGTAAAAGAAGAGTTATCGGTTGTAACACAAGCGATAATCCTATCAATATTGATAGATTCAATTATGCTCAACTATAACCCACAAAGAAGAGAGGAGAGAGTTGAGTCTATAAATAAAGTGAGACAAAGAGTTAAGAAGTACCTCTCTAAAAAAGCAAAAACAAATAAAAGGGAATTTTCTCAAGCTATTAAAATATCTCAAGAGGTTTGGGGAAGTACGATAGATCACTTTGAAAAGTTAAATGTGTCTATTGAAGCTACTCTTACAGTTACGAGCTTTTATAATCTCTATGATGGCATCTTAGCAAAACAAGTAAACCTTACAGAGAGACTTATAGAAAAGTTCTCCTGTACTATGAGTGATTTTACCACTCTTGAGATAGAGAGAAGCACAAAAGAAGTAACGGATATGATTTTAGACAAGTTAGCAGTTTATACTGGAGTACAAAGAAGAGAGTTACCATCTCCTTTAAAAGAAAAGATTGAGTTATGGAAAAAATCGAAATAGTAAAACATGGCAGAAGATGGAGAGTGATTGATACAGGTGTAGAGCATGGAGTTAAATTTGTCGCTTTTGAGGGTAACAAAAAAGATACTATAAAGTTTATAGCTACTTCTTTAAATATCCCTCAGAGTTCTATACCGAACTTATATAGTGGACAAGTGTTTCACTTTGATAAGTAAATAATATAAGATACAATTACAAAATAAAATACAAAGGATTGAAAATGGGTAGTTCTGTTAATAACTCATTAGTGGATAATGAAAATATAGTTTATGAGGGAGCTTTTGCTCTATGGGATAATTTCTTTTGGATTGTTATATCAGCTGGTATCTTAATACCAATTATTTATATTTATCAGAAGTTTAGTGAGATTGTAATTACTAACCATAGAGTTATAGGAAAAAAAGGAATTATACGAAGAGAAACTTACGAGTATGGATTAAATAAGATAGAGTCTATTGATGTTAAGCAAAGTGTACTTGGAAGAATTTTTGGATATGGAGATATTGTTTTAACTGGCTCCGGAAGTAGTAGTTTAGTTATACCAGCTATTAAGTCTCCAGAGAACTTTAAAAAAAAGATAAATGAAACACGATACAACTAAGAGTAGAGAGCATTAAGCTCTCATTCTCTCACTAAGCTCTTTAGCTCTGTTTGGAGTTTGTTTCGCCCACCTTGAGTCTAGCATCTCTACACTAGCCTCTTTATAGTTTCTATCTTCTAATGCTTTCCACATTCGTTTAAACTTTAGTATGCCACCTACACCGAGCTGGTATGCCATCTCAAAAAGTACAAACTGTTTATCTTGAGGAAGTGTTAATATAAAAGGTTTTTTCTCTATGATAGACTCTATCTTCTCATTTAAACGATGTTTGAGTATGAGTTCAGCCTCTTTTTTAGAGAGTGGTAGTTTTGTTCCATACCCAAGAGTAGGAAAGCCTAGAGAGTCATTGTATGGCTCTGATACAAAGCCCTCATGCTCTTTTATACTGTTTATAAGTTCATTCATTACAAGCCTTTAGTTTTAGATTTAATTTGTATTGTTTTAACATCCAATCATTGACATCGTTATCCTTTAAAGAAGAGATTTTGTTTAGTGTGTTTTGACTAGGTGGATGGTATTTAGGGCAGATTAAAGTTTTACTTCCACATGCTTGAAGTGTAAACATCATTAAGGCTATGCTCATCGTTTTCAATATCATCATACTTTTTGAGTTTGTCGTTTTCATCTTTGAGTTGCTCCAGTTCTTTTGATTTTCTACCTACTATAAAAGTTGTTAAAGTAGGTACTACCTCTTTTAAAAAGTCTAAAAGAAGTTTTACCCATTCCATAACTAAGCTCCGAACTTTTGAGCTACTTTTCGCTCTATCATCGAGTTTAGTTCAGTTGAGTATTTTTCCACGACTGCTCTATCTACTGTGTTGATATATTTTCGTGCAAAGTCTAGTTTTTTGCTTGAGGCGATATTTGCAGATTGAGACTTTGAGTAGTCTTTTGCTTTTTGTTCTGCATACGAGACAGCATTGTCAAGTATTCGCTCTACTCTCTCATTTTCAAAACCGTACTTTGTTACATCTATCTTAGTTTTGATAAGCTGTTTTAGATATGCTCCTACTATCGCAAAAATTGCAGTAATTAGAAGTATAAGACCTTGATTGATTAGTTCTTGAAGTGTAGTGTCCATTATTTTTTCCCTTTTTTGATTTCTTCAAAAGTTGCTTTCGCACCTATTTTCTCTGTTATGATTAGCTCAATAAGATAAAAACTTCTTGTACCTTGATGACCTATAAATCCACTAATAGCAACTGATAAAAGGTCGTTTATTCCATAGCCTATAAGTCCAAGATAAACAAGCATTGTTAATCCAATATTTACAAACATATCCATAAAGAAAAAACTCATATTTTTCCATATACTAAAACTTTTTATATCTCGTCTAAAGAAGCTGAGAACAGCTCCCCATGCACCAGCGACAAAAGCTATAATAGTGGACATTGAATTAATGTCGTTAAAATTATTGTAAGGCATTTTTTTATACTCCGTATTTGATTTTGTGGTAAAGTCTTACAGCTTTTACCATTGCTTTAGTTCTCCACGACTCTTCTATCTCAAAAAGTACCTCTTCAAAGAGATCATCTGCAAGTGAGTATTTTTCTAAATCACATAGATAGTCATGTATGAAGATTGCTGGTTGATATTTTGGTTTAAAAGGTGGGATTATGCTCCAAAAAAGGCGAGGAATGTTTGCACCATTACTCTCATAGCCTTTTGGAACTCGTATGTTTTTAACTTGGTAGTTTTCCTCTAAAAAGAAAGTGTTTCTCTCTGTGGCTTTTACTACTGGGTATTTCATGTCTTACCAAACAATCAAGTTAAGTTCATCTACAGTTGTAGCTATACTTATCTTATTTGTAAGATTCTGAAACTTACCGAGTAAAGTAGCATAAGCGACTTGGTAAGCATCTGCATTTGCTATCACTTTTGCGATAAGCTCATTTTTTGTCTCGCCTAAATCTCTTGTTACGAGTTGAGCATCTATAAAAGGAGTTGCTACTGTGTTATCAGCATTATATGCTCTAGCTTCATCCTCTTGTTTTCTCCAGCTAACCATTTCATGTGGTAGAGCTGTAGTGATTGCTTCTACTGCATCGTTGAAAGATTTTGAAATTTCATTTTGTTTGTATTCTCTCAAGTCTTTTAAATGTTCTGACTGCTGTTCTAATAATGCAATATCGACATCATTCTGGCTAACTGGTAAAAGACCAACATGATAAACATAGCTGTCTCCACTCATTACAACTTGTTCCCCAAGCTGTTCACTCAATATATCTACTAACGGCTTAACACTAATTTCATCTTGCATAACTGCTCCTCTTGATTTATGAATTTAACTAAGTTCCAGCTATCGGCACTTTTTAAGTGACCACCCCACGAGGCTAAAAATAGCTTTAACTTAGTTACATCATTTTGTTTTTTATATCTCTTTATTTTTCGCTTTGCACGAACAACACTATCTTTTCTTATGAGCTTGTAGCTCTCTGTAATTCTATAACCTAAAAAGTTTAAAGGCTTAACTATTGAACTAATGTGCCAATGACTAAACTTTAACTTCATATAAAATCTGCTAAATATTTTTAACAGTTTTTGAGTTCTTCTTAAATGTAAATTGTCATTACATAAAATAACTGTATCGTCCATATATCTAAAGTAGTATCTAGCTTTGATTTTAGTTTTGATAAACCTATCAAAAATATGACCGTATATATTTGCAAATAATTGACTTAGTAAGTTACCAATAGGAATACCTACTTTGTTATCACTTGCAAACTTTTTAAGTAAAGTAAGAACTTTTTTATCACTTATTTTCTTTTCAATTTCAATAAATAATATTTTTAAATCTATTGAATGAAAGTATTTTGAAAAGTCCATTTTTAAATAATAGACAGTTCCAGTTTTAGAAAGTTTTCTTATCTTTGATTGAACATCTTTAACACCTTTATGAGTGCCTTTATTTGTTCTACAAGCATAAGAAGTTTTATAAAACATATTTTCAAATATAGGTTCTACTATGTTATTTATAGAATGTTGAATTACTCTATCTCTAAAAGGAAGTGAAGCTATTAATCTCTCTTTAGGTTCATAAACTTTAAAAGTATGATAACGACCGTGTTCATAAGTTTCATTTTTTAATTGTTCCTGTAAAAGAAAAAGATTTGCTTCTAAATTCTCTTTGAACTTTAAGTGTCCAGCTGTATATCTATTTCCACCTTTTAAGGCTTTTTTATATGCTAGTCTTATGTTGTCAATATCAACTATTTTTTCAAAAAGATTTTTATATCTTTTTCCCATTATTAACCTTTGTGTGTTGTCTTGTTTTTTCGCTATTAAAGCTACTCTAACTTTTACAAACCTCTCAATGTATTTACCGAAGTAGGACAAACAAGCTGACCATATTTCTAAGGTCGCTCCGTAGAAGCCTTGACTCACTACGAGAGCAAAATTCTTAAACTTTATACTCACAAGCGAAACGAGACCCAATGTTCCAGTTCGAGTTCCAAACATAATTGTTCCAATTCGAGGCACGAGACCCAGCATTGACACCGTTGTCACGATTCGCACCCAGAAGCACCGCTATCTTGTTTGCCCTTTTTTATCCAACTGTGTAAAATCTTTCCAACCTCTGCTAGTTTTATTCCAGCGACTCGGTCTTGTTTTTTACTTATCAGTTTTCTTTTTTCATCTGACAAAAATCTTAGATAAAATCTAATACTTGCAAGGTTACTATCAGCCTCATAAAGTTTAGATTTTTGACCAGATTTTAAAGCCTTGTAAAACAACTCCACTTGTTCAAAGATAATAAGTAAAATTCGCTCTTTAACTACACCATGTTTTCGAGGTATATTTTGCAATACTGGATAAGTATAGTTTACGAACTCTTCATATTTTTCAATGATAATCAAGTTTTTAGGAGTCTGTTTCATTTACCACTCACTTCCGTTCGCTACACAAGTTCCAAGTGGTCACAAGCGAAACGAGACCCAAGGTACCAGCCCGAGTTCCAAACATAATAGTGCCAACTCGAGGCACGAGACCCAGCATTGACACCGTTGCCACGATCCGCACCCAGAAGCACCGCTGTAACATGATTGTTATGAAGTGCATAAATATCTCCACGATTATCAGTTAATCCAGTTCTCCAAGCCCAATCAGTAGAACCCTCATCACGATTACCACCAACATCAGCACCCCAAAGCCATTGAGTACCAGTCGCTTGTTCTATACCCCATTTTGAAGTAAGATTTGAGTAATGTTCAATTTTTCCAACTACTACTTCATAACCATCTGTTTGAGATGATTTTTGTTCAGTAACACCATAAGCGATAGTAGGAAATTCCGAATAAGAGATAAGTTCTTTTGAATGAGATTTGGCAATTTCACAAGCTTGAAACCAAGTAAACTTACCATAGTTTGTAGCACCATCTCCACCAAACTCTAAAGGTATTTTAGGAATAGCACGATAGTTAGTAGTATCTGCAACACCACCAGCTATAACAGCACCAGCCTTAGAAGTTCCGTTTGTAATATGTTCACTATTTAATAAATAAATATCATACCAACGACCGTTAATAAAAGCCATGCCTTCTGGATTTGCTACTGGTCTAAATTTTAAGTCCCAAAAACTATATTGATTTATACCACGAATTGCAACCATATCAGCTTCAGTTTTGTTACCTGTTAAAGCTTCAGTTTCAGGAATTAAACCATAGTGAAAACCACCGATAAGCCTATCAGCTGTTATTGTTTTATCTGCACTAATGTAAAATGTACTATCCACTTTTGCATAAACATAGTAGTCTGTACCAGCTGTTTTAGTGCCAGTGTCTAAGTCTGTATTTAAACTTAGTGAAGCAGATGTTGAAACTTCAACCGTTGTACTTCCGACTGTAACTTTAAACCCAACTGGAATAGTAAAGTCGGCTGGACTTGTTTTCGTAAATAAAACTTGTTTTGATGGCTTTATAAAATCTGTAGCTAATGCAAATTGTTCATCTACATAGCTTTTCAAAGCATAAGATGACTCAAGTGGATTATCCAAGTCATACAAAACCCCCCAATAAGTTGGATTTGTATCTGGAGTTTTTGGAGTGAGTCCATCGAGGTTGGAGTCGAGTTTTGCGAAGTAGATTTTATTTGCATATCTTACTATGTCAATATCTCCAGCAGTTGCTTTGTATGGTTTTGTATCTTCCCAAAAGCTCAAACCTTTGTTTTTTAGATAGTTAAGATAAGTGTAGATTTCATTGAAGATTGTGTTTAGTTGGTATCCGTTTATATTTGGATTTTCAGGAGACCACCCAGCTGTTTGTAGTATCGTAGATACTGCATCTTTTTGCCCATCTGAACAGAACTGCTCTAAGAGACTTGGATTTGGCATATTATTCCTTTAAAAAGAGAAGTAAAATGATGAAGTTACATCACTTGTGAAGTCTAGCTTCGTTCCCTCAATGTTAGTAAAGTTTAAGGAAAAAAGAGAGTACGGACTTTTGAAAAACTGATTTTTTGTTTGTGGTAGTTCTGGAGTTAAAGCAAACATTAAAACATCATCCACAGTTACACTATTTGTATTTTCTATGATGAACTCTAAATCATCTTGTAGTCTTATCTGCACATCTACATTATAAAGCTCTTGAAAAATATACGAGTATTCATCTACTCTACCTTTGAAGCCTGTAAGATTACAAAATGCTCTTATAATCCTTTTGAACTCCAAGTCTCCAACTTTAAAGTAGTTCTTTTGATTGAAGTACATAGGTTTTGAAATGTCTATATCACTAAATCCTAGTTTATCAGGAGTCATAGTGTTTAAGAACTGATTTAACACCTCATTATTTATTGTAGTTTTTGGTCTCTTAATTCCCTTGAGAACTCCAAACCACTCTAAAAAGTTTGAGTATGATTTGTCTATGCTTTTTAAACTCTCAAGAGTAAGAGCTTTCTCATACTGCTCTTGGTATGGACTTACATGTAGAGTAAGAAGTTTTTTAATGTTTTCTCCACGACTTAGTGGCTCTGATATTCTTGAGATTGCTGTATCTGTTATCATTTCACACCCCTTACACGACTATGATTGTCAGGTTATCATCACTTAGGACTGCATACTGATTGTAAGCTATAGCTATGTTAGAAGTCGCACCATTTATCTTAATAGAGACTTGTTTTATTCCTTTAAAAAAGGGATTATTATTATTATAGTCTTGTTGTATCGGAATGTATAAAAAGTCTATAAGTACATCATCAGATATGGCGAACTTATCTGCAAAAAAGTCAAGTATAGACTCTCTTATAACTCCGACATCATCTGTGTTAAAATTTGTATCTTTAGTGATTGTTACCTCTACTGCTACACTTACAGCTTCAGGTCTTGAGAAATTCACGACATAATCTTTTTTTGATACTTCAGAGCTTATAACCTCGCTTAGAGTTCCATAAGTTCTTTTATCTGCTGGAATAGTTAAAAATATCTCTTTAGCTATACTTTTGTTTTCTCCACCTAAAACGATAACAGCTGTACTCTTAGCTGGTACTCCGTTTGTGTCTGCTGTGAGTTCAGGATTTGAAACGATATTTACATATTTTACATCTTGAAGATTAAGTAAATTTACATATAGCTCTTCATCAATGCTTAAAGCATTTACATAAGTAAGAAGTCTTTTTCTAAGGTCAGTATCACTCTCTTTTAAAAAGCCTACTATCCCATCAAGAGGATTGTTTACAGTTGCACCTGTAATATCTGTAACAGTTAAAGTATTTGCATTACATACAACACGACCAGCATTTACAGCAGTTGCATATACTGTAAAAGTTCCACCTGTTATCTCTCCCTGTTCATTTGTTGTAAACTCCTCATCTGTCAATGAGTTTTTAACGATTGAGCCTTTTGGTATGAGAGTTCCATCTGCACCACTAAACTCAACTAAACAGACAGAATGTTCATTTATTTTTCTTTTTATACCTCTAAGAAAGCAAAGGTCATCTAGTGCTTGTCCTATCGCTTCAAAAGGAGAGTTTTGCATAAAAGCATACTGTATGAACTCATCGGCATTTTTTTTCATCTCAGCAGTTATGGCAATATCTGAGCCAAGTGCAGATGATGGAGCGATGTCTATAAGTCCAAAAGTTTTCTCGTACTCTTTTTGGTAGAGTTCTTGGTTTTCTACCAGAGTTGGTATGATTAGTTTTCCGTTTTCATCAAACATATTTATCCTTATAATGTAAAGTTTTGTACTGCTACACTTTCGCCAGTAGTTGAGTAAGCTATAAAGCTCACACTTGCTTGAGAGTTGAGCTTGTCATACTCCAGCTTGTAGTTATCGAATGTATCAAAGTTTGGAAGTTGCTTTTTGAGGTTAAAAAGCAAAAATGCTTCAAGAGATCTACTTGAAAAGTTCTCTCTCATTATCGTGTCATAATCTAAACCTTTTGTAGTGTCGTATGCAAACTCATTTTTCCAAGTGTTTAGAGTGAGGAGTACCTCTTGAGCGAAATTCTCAACTTTTACAAAGCCTATATCGTAGTCAAAGTGTCCACCATCTAAGTCGATTTCGTGTACTTTAAAATCAGCCATTATTTAAAACTCCCATATTTTGAACTTAAATCTCCAAACTTACTTATGTATGAAGCTATCTCATCAGAATTAGTCAGAGGTAGTTTATATGTCTCATCTTGAGACTGAGATAATGTTGTAGCAAATGCTTTTAACTCATCAAGTGTATTTACAAGCAAAGCAAAAAGCTCCTCACTTGAAGCCGAATTTATAAGTGATATTTGAGGAGCTGTTAAGTGTATGTGTTTGTCTGCTATCTGTTCTATTGCTTTATCTGTTTTTATCTCTATCGCATTAAGATTGTAAGAGATTTTATTTTTTTGATTTGTAGCTCCTATAAGAAAAAAAGCATTGTTTTTAGAGAAGTTTGGTTTTGCCTCTGCATCTGTTCCATCTTCTACCCATGAGTAGAGGTCATGCTTTGAAAAAAGAAGTAAACCTTTTGTGCCACTCTCAAGAGTTGGAGTAGTTATGTAGCTTGTAGGATTTCCAAAGAGTGATATAGGTATATCTTGAAGCTCTATCCCCTCTTTATCCAAAGTACAATTAACTGTATTTTCATCTGCATTAAATTTTACTATAGTAGCTGGTTGAGCTGTGTAAACCATACCGAGCTTATCATCAAATAAATTCTCCATATACTCAAATAGTTTTAGTTGTTGATTATCCAAAGTTTAATCCTTTAACAGTTGTTTGAGCGACTGCATTTGTATAGTTATCTACCTCATGAGTAAATTCACTTATGCGATAGATTCTATCTTTGAACTGGTTTTGATAAGTGTATGGAGATATAAGAGTTTTACTTATGCTTTTTGCTTTTATCTTGAAGCCTAAACCGAGTTTAACTTTTGTATTCATAGGCACTTTTACTATGAGGTCTTTGTGCGATAGTTTTGGAGACTCCAGTAGTCTGTCAAACAAAAGAGGTTTAGCTTGATTTGGTACACCTGTAGTGTTTGAGATTTTTACCTTACCATCTTCTTTTATAATCTCTTTTTCACACCCTTTGAGCATATCTTGCATAGCTTTTACGATGTCGCCCTCTTTTTTATACTCAAGCATAAACTGTTTTAAAAGGCTTCCTTTTGATTTTGCACACTCTTTAAAGGCATCTACATTTAAACCGTTTGTAGATATTAGTGAGGTAAGTTTTGAGAGTACATCTTCGTTACTTGTACCTTTTGGAATAGCTAAAAACTGAGGCTTTTTAAATGGGTTTGTGCGAATGTCATTGCAGTACATAGTACACTTCCAGCTAGTACCTTGATACTCGTTTGTAGCATTGATTATCTTACCTACAAATATCTGAGTATCATCTACACTAATCACTACTTTTGGAGTTGTGAGCATTTTTTTAAAGCTCTTATCGCTTACATTGTAAATCTCTACTTTTGCAGAGTTTGGAAGTGATAAGTTGCTTTTTATGACTGTTACTTTTATGTGAAGATTTGGAGATATTTCATACTTACCATCTAAAGTGATATTTATGTTTCTTGTAGATAAATCGCTCTTCATTATTTCATCTCTACACTAAAAGTCTCAACCATATCAAACGAAGCATAATCAGCCTGTAAAGAGAAAAATCTTAGCTTATCGTTTTCATAGTCATTTACGATTCTTGTCGTTCCTTGAGTAAGCACATCATCTTCATAGGTCTCAAAATAAAAAAAGTCAAAAGTGTTGTTATAGAGTATATCTATGCGAACAGTCTCTGTCTCATTTGAGTATGTTTGAAATAGCTTATTTGTCAGTTTGTGTGTTGTCATAGTCTTATACTCTGTTTTCCAACTTCAGGAGCTAGATTGAATTTCGTTATATTTTCACTAATGAGTACCTGTTTAAGTGATACTGTAAAAGTAAGTGCATACTCACTTGAGAGTGATACTTTGATGTTCTTTATTCCCATATCCTCAAACACATCATGCTGGATAGGAGAGCTTATAGTTACAAGCTGTTTAGCTTTCCAAAGAGCATATAACTCTTGCCATGCTCTCAAGCTCTTTGATGTCGCTAACTCTTTTTTGCTAAAGAGTGCAGTAACATCACTTACTACACTTTTTAACTCTTCTAAAGTGTTTTGAGGCATATCTGAGATAACTGCTGTAAAGTTTAGCTCTAATGGTTGGTTGTGGATTGCATCGTTTAGTATTTCTCCAGTCTCTAGTGGATGCTCACTTATGATATTTGTAAGAGTTACATCTTGAGAGAGGAGTGCATCTAGTTCTATGTTTGCGAACTTGTTTTTATCCTTGAAGTAAGAGAAGTTAAATGTATCTATATTCATATTCTAGTACCCAGATGGATGAGCTATCTCTGTTATAGCTTCACTTACACTTTTGTTTTTTGCATCTACTTGAGCATTTATATTGTAAGTCGTTGTATTTCCTCCAGTTGGTACAGGAACAGCTTGAGCTTGAGGTTGTTTTTCTTCAGTTCCACCTAGCCAAGTTGGTAGGTAACTCTGAGCTGTATCAACTGCATTAGATAAGCCTCCAGAGACTGCATTTTTAGCATCTACAAATTTTTGTACTAAATCTTCTATATATTGAAGTGCCTCTTTTATAGGATTTATAAGCCATCTATCAATGAGTATGCCTAAGCCCTCAAGAGCTTTATCTCCCTCAGTAAATATAAGCCTCCACCCCTCAGCTGATTGTTTTAAAATATCGACAAGCCCTGTAACCAAAGAGGTTATAATCGGAAAGTTTGTTTTAAACTCTTCTAAGTCTTTAACTCCTAACCAATCAGCTATTACACTATCCTCCCCATTTAAAAAACTCATGAGATCATCGAAGATGAGCATTAGTGCTACTACTGCTGTTATTGAAGCGATGAGAGGAAATTGCCAAAGAAGTAAAAGACCAGCGATACCGATGAGTATAGTTCGCATACCTCCAAGATGTCCGATAACTCTCCCAATAAGAGAAAAGAAGAATTGAGCACCTGTAACAACTGCATCAAAGAACTCTTTTAAACCAGACTTTATGAGCTTATTATTTGCTTTTAAAAACTCGTTAAATTGCTTCATGAGTTTAGTAAAAATAGGCATGATAGAAGTCATAACCTTATTTGCTAAACCTTTTAAAATTGTAGTAGTTTTAAGAAGTGTGTCGTTGAAGTTTGCAGATGCTTTGTAGTCTTGTTTTGAAGTAAGAACTCCCAACTCTTGAAGCTCTTGTTTTTGTTTTCGTATAGCTTCACTACCACCATCTATGAGATTTTTCATATCAGCAGAGCCGAGTAGTCTTTTTGCCAAGTCTGCTTTTGTTGCTTCATCTTTAATGTTTTTCAGTCCGTCGATTGTAGCATTAAAGAAGTCCTCTGTGTTTGAAAACTGTTCTGGATTTATTCCGATTCTAGCCCATGCTTCATAATCGGCTTTACCCATTCTAAAGCCCTCTTTTTGCTCTTGGAGTTTTGCTAATGTGTCTCCAGCTTTAGAAGCACTAAGACCAGCACCCTCAAAGCTATACTGCAAGGCTTGGAGGCTATCTACTGCTATATCTCTATTTCGTGACATTTTTCCGAGTTCATCGTTTGCCTCTGCAAACTGTTTAACGACTGCAAAAGTTCCAGCCATAGCACCACTAGCAATTCCAACAGCAGACATAAAGGCTTTTGATACTGAGGCAAAACCATCTTTTATGGTTTGAAGTGATTTTTTATCCCAAACAGCACCGAGTGAATATGTTAAATCTCCGATTGTCATTTTAATTATTCCCTTTTGTAAGTACCATTATTTTTTATAGATAAAGCTCCAGCTTTACTATGAGCTTCGCCTTTAAAAGAAGAAGATTTTTTGTGTTGTACCTCTTCGATTTGATTTGACAAGATATTAAACTTCTCTAATCGCTCAAACTCCTCGAAGTTCATATCCATGACTTCACTATGAGAAACAAGTCCAGCCTTAACTAAAATAAAACAGCGAATTTCAAAAGCATAGAGTTCGCTGTCTTGTATTAGTTTTACTATCTCTTTTTCGACTTTACTCTCATTCCCTTTGAGGGTTGAGCTTCTTGCTTTCCCCCTCCGTTGAGTTTCTCCATAAGTGTTTTTACACATAAAGAAAAAGCAACCATAAGACCTCCGATGTCTCCTATGAACTCTTTTTCATAGTCAATAGGTACTCGTTTGTCTCCCTCTTTTTTTAGAAGATAAGTGCTTACTACACTCTTAATGAGTTTTTCATCAAACAGCTCAAAGAGCTTACTTACATCTTCATCCTCTAAGTTTTCCATGTCTTCAAGGTTGGACATTGCACCAGCGATTTTTTTCATAAATTTAAAAGACTCAGAAGTGGTTTTAAAACCTCTTACTGTGTACTTCTTTTTTAACTCATTTATCTTTTTTTCGCTCTGTGCTTTTTGTTCATCTGTCATGATTAAAGACCTTTAATCTCTGCAAAGTTTTTAATAGTGATTTCAAACTGTAGCTCTGGCATCTCTGTACCTACTTTAAACTCGCCTTTTTCTTGAACTCGTGCATCAAGAGCCTCTACATATACACCTAGCTCCTCCCATTCAAAACGAAAAGGAACGACTGCATTTGTTTTCTCAAAGCCTTTTAGCACTTTTACCGAGTCGCTATCAGCCATAAGATTTACTGTTACTGGTAACTCTTGAGCTGAGTGCTTTTGTTGTAACCAAGCAACAGTATCTAAACCTTTTTTAGATACGACCATATTTTCAGGAGCTGGGATAGTGATTGCATCTTCTCCAAACCCTGTAATTCTTACACCACCTACCTCTAAAAAGAGAGATTCTAAACTTATTACTGTATCAGCCATTATGCAGTCCTTTCGATATTAAATTGAGTGTCATCTTTAAATGCTGTGAAGTTGATTTCAATAAATTTCATTACTCCAGCATCAAGATATTTGATACTTACTTCTAGCTTACTCTCAGCTCTTAAAGGATTAAGAGTCAGAATATAACTTGCACCTAGTTCTGGGTCATCTTCTGCTATGATTTTTTGATTTTGAGCTTTTTTAAGTTGGAACAGTAAAGTTGAAGCAACTCTTTTTAAATCAATCGTATTGAAAGATAGAACTGAGTTGTTTAGTTGTAACTCATAAAGAGCCTCAATACATGTAACACTTATAAAAATCTCTCCAGCTACACTTTTGATATTTTCATTACTTGCAGTTGTACCCTGTTTTGTAAATACATACTTTTTTCTCTCTCTGTCATAAACATTACAATTTTTGTTTAAAAGATTTGTCATTTCAGTTGTAGTGAGATCACTTGAAGAGATACCGGGAAGCACTAAATGTTTTGCAGATACCATTCCGATTTTTTCCCCTAAGAAACGAGAAATAAAAGCCATATCAAGGCGAAGTGTTGAGTGATACCAAACGAATGAGTGGCGAAGTCCTATAGCAGATATACGACTAGCAAGGTCTGTAGTATCTACAGCTATTGTCAGAGGGTCGTTTGAATAAAAACATCCTAACATCTCTTGAGTTTCGATATATTTTGCTAGTTCTAGCAACTGGTCATCTGTATGTGCAGATACAACTGTAACAGCGAAGAAGTCTGTATCTAGTACAGAGTCAAGTCTAACCATGTCAGCACTTAATGCACCGATGTCTGTAATAGTGCTATCAACTTTCGCAACGATTACAGTTACGAGTTTAGGCTCTTGCATAAACAAAAGAGTTCCAGCATCTATAAGAGCTTGGTCTGTGTTGTCTTCCAAAAAGCCTGTAGCTGATTGATAAACTCTATAATCCTCTGCAAAAGTAGCTTTATCCGTTAAGATAAGAACACTATCGAATGCTGTTTTAGGGTAACTTTTATGTGAGATTGTACTTGCGATTACCGACTGTCTATTTAAAGCCATTTTTTATCCTTATGTGAGTGAAGTTGTTTGAATTACATCTACTGTGATGTTGTCTATGATTTGGATGTCATCTACAACAGTATTAGAAGATATAAGTTTAAGAGTAGTTGTCATTCCTAATCTAGCCTTTGTATCTCTCAAGCTAGATATATTGTTTGTAACACCAAAGCCTAAGAAACCAAAACCAGCCTCTTTGAGAAGTTCCCTAGTGGATTGCAGGAGAAAGGAACTTCTAAAAGAGGCTATGTTTTCATGACATTTATCGCCTCTAAAATCTACTCTTACATTGATGTAGTTTGTCTCTTTATAGTTGAAACTTTTAAGAGTTGCATCGTTTACATTTTTGTAAGTCTCTATGAGGTTTTCATGTGGAGATGATGGTTGTAGATTTAAGATTGAGATAGAAGCATAGTTGTCAGGCTCTTTAAAATCTTGATTTGCATCAAACACCTCTAAAGATGGAATGATGTTTTTTATATGTGCTACTAAGTAAATCATAGTTTTTTTATACATTTGAAGTAGCCTTATAAACTGAATAATCTTGATGATTTGGAGTTGAGTTGTCTTCTAATACTGTGTAAACCACATTATTATATGTAACTTCATCAAGTAGGTTTAGAAGATGAGGCTCTGAATATATCTCTATTACAGATACTGTATATGAGTCTTCATTTAGCTTTTTAACAACTTTAGAGCCTTTGTTATAAATAGCTAAATCAACACTCTTAGTAGTTCTGATTTGTTCTTGGATTCCCTCTTCATTAGTGTTTAAAGAGTCAAGTGATGATACAGAGTAAGTTTTTAAGTCTGGTTTGAAGATTAGTGATGATTTCATTTAACTACTCTCACATAACTTACAGCACCAAATATAAGACCACTTCCCGTTAAAAGAGGAGATTTTTTAACATTTGCTAAAACTGATTGAATATCATCTACCATCTCATCTCCTAGTTTTTCGAGTAACTTACCTTGCTTTTTTGGTTTTTGTTTTGCAATTAATGTAAATCTTTTCTTGTATTTAATCTTATTATGTGTATAGGAAATTTCAAGGTAGGGAGTGAAGTTTTTGTTTGCATAATTTATCTCGTATGCTTTGTCTATTGCAGACATTCCGTTCTTATCTAGTTCGTGGCTTTGAGGGTTTTCTTTAGGATAACCAGCCTTTAGTTTTCCCTCTAGCTTTTTTAAATCGTTATATAGTTTTTTATTTAGCTTTTTGCTTTTAACTTTTGCTTTTATTCGCATAAGACAGCACCACTAAAACGGATAGTCTTTTTTAGTGCTAAAAATTTACTACCATAAGCAGAACGAGAGTAATAGAGTTGATAGTCAGTCGTAGCTATGTTTTTGATAGTTCTACCACCTCCAGCGATTGAGCGAGATAGTTCTACTTCATAGTCATCTACACCGATTTCAATGAGCTTTAGCTCGTGAGCCACTAAGAGAGCGAGAGCTTGGTTATATTTAGCTCCATATTTATCAACACTCAAAAGAGTTGCACACTCTTCTAAGTGAACTGCTACAACTTCATCAGCTACATCGTTAAACTCTGTATATCTTGCTTTAAAAGTTGCTACATCCATGTTACTCTCCAGTTGGAGCTAACGAGTCCATAATAAGAGCGATGATGTCATCCTCTTTTGAGCCAGTTGGTACATCAATACCATTCTCTTTACAATACTGGCGAAGCTCTTTGACTTTAAAAGTATCTTTTAAAATCTCTGCTGTAGGATTTTCAGGTAAAACAATAGGATCTACTGGAGCTTTAGTTTTTTTAGTATCTAAAATCTCAATATCTCCTCTTTTTACATACCACTCAATATCAGCCTCTTTTAAATCAGCCTCTTCAAGTTCTACACCACCACCAAGATGAAGAGCAGTAAACTGCTTTCCACCTTTTTTAAAGTTCAAGACGATAAGTCTTCCAGTTTTATTTTTAATCTTCATGATTACAGTCCTCCCATATCCCAACAAGATAAAGGTTTGCGAAGTGCTAAACCACCGATACTAAAATCAGCTGGAACTTTGAACATCAAGTCATCAGCTTGTGGAGCTTTAAAGTTGATAGTATGTCCCCAATAAAAAGCAAGTTTCTTTTTATCTTTTTGGAAGATACGAATAGTATCAGTTGCGATATGTGCCGAAGCAACTACATTCTCTTTGGAAGCTAAATGAGGACACTTGTTTACAATAAAATCAAGAATTGTAGTATCACTTGTATCATTTAGAGGAGTTGAAGCGATATACGACCACTTATCAGTAGGAAGTAAAAGGCGAGTAGTTTTAGAGTTTGGTTTAAACTCTTGCTGTTTTGTTGTTGCATAAGCAGTCGCAAAAAGGTGGTTAATATCAGCTAAAATCTCTTTAGGAGTTTTTAAAGCCCATGTATTACCATTTGCACCAGCTAAAGGAGCAACACTAGGAACATCAGGGTTATTGAAGAAACCTGTAATACCTCTTTTGTCATCTCCGAAAAATGCTATCTCTTGAGCTAACTCTAAAGTAGCACTAATTGCAGTCTCAACCTTTAAAGAGTCAAGGCTAGTTCCAAGTTTACCTACTCTCTCAAGTTCTTTAAGAGTGTATTTGTACCCTACATTTCCATCAAATAGTGGAGCTTGTTTCATACCTACAAAGCTATCAACCCAAGCGATTTTACCATCAGGGTTAGAAAGTTGAGCTTTACCAGCCTCAGTAACATAGTAGTACCCAAATGATGTAGCAGTTCTATCGTTAAGATTTACAATAGGGAATAACTCGTTAAAAGTTATCTCTTCATAATCATTTTTATAAGCCTCAGTCTCAACTCTTACAAGAGCCGAAGCAACATTCTCAGGGTTTACATCAGCGATAGTATCACTCGCAATTAAACCAGCTACTACAGTTGAAAAAAGTTTATTTCTCATCGTTATACCTTTATTATAAATTTACTTTGATTTGTACTATACCAGCACCAGTCAAAGTCTCTTCAAAAATAGCCTTAACAGCTACAGCTCTATCGTTTGTACCATCGTTGTCTGCATCATTTCTAACATTACCAACAGCTAAAGCACCATTTACAGTTACACGAGCATAAACAGTATCTCCCTCATTACAAGCAGTTTCTGAGTAAACAAAAACATTACCAGCTTCTAAAAGAGTTGCATTTTCGTTAGATTCTACTGTAGCTCCATCCATTGCATCTGATTTACAAACAACACCAGCGATAGTATTTGTAAGACCTGTTAAGTTGATAATGCCACTTGCACTAAAAGTACAAAACTTACCTACTGCAATTTGTTCAGCAGTTGTTACTGATTTTGTAGTTAAAGGATTGCTGTTTGCAATGCCACCTAAAAAGCCTTTTGGTCTTTTACCGTATGTGTCTTGAATACTTGCACCCATTATGAGTTACCTCCGAATTTTGAATTAAAGCTATCTTGAGCTTCGTTTTGTTCTTTTTGTTTCTCATCTAATGCTTTAGATGGAACTGCATCTAAGCCTCTAAGAAAAGAACTATCTGCATCTTTGATTTGTAGAGCTACAATGTCAAAAGCTGATTCTACATAGCTCTCTGATTTTCCATCAAGTGCCAACTCTGGTTTATACTTACCGATTACCTCTTTTTTTAGAGATAATGTATCTTTACCTGTAGTATCAATGCCACAATCATTCGCAACAACGATAACACCAGCTAAGTCTTGAGCCATAGCCATAACTGCTTTTGAGTCAGTACCTACATTTTGCTCTTTGTTTGTGTCGATTTGAGCTTGAAGTTTATCAATCTCTTCATCTTTTGAAGACAGCTCAGTTTTAAGAGACTCTATCTCTTCATCTTTAGCTTTCACTTCATCTTCATCTTTACCTTGAGAAGCCTCTAGCATTTTTTTTGATTTCTCAAAAATCATATCTGCTACACCTTGAACAGCCTCAGCAGATTCATCTGAAACCTCTATCTCAGAGATAACTGCTTCTTTGCCATCTGGAAGCATTCTCTTAAACACTATTTTTTTCATGTCATTTCCTTTGTTTTGGTTTGGATTTGTATCAAATGCTAAAGAACAAGCAGAGCCACAGCGACCAGCTTGAACAATAGCGATATGATTTGGTTTAATGTCTGTTTGGATATAGTCATAGTCCATATTTTCAACCATTAAAAGAGAGTATAAATACCCAGCCGATAACTCTGATTTTCCGTTTTCAATATCATCAATGGCATCATCATCATATATAGTGATTTCACATTGAAGATATGTGTCATCAACTACAGCCACCTCAGATGATACGAAGCCGATTGCATGATATTTAGTATTTTGTGATGTGAGTAGTTCTTGAGGGTGGTCGTTTGTGATTACTACATTTTTAAATGCTTCTAATACTTCAGGTTTAAAAACCTCTTCAGGGGAGCGATATTCTCTGTATAGTTTTGTAGCTTCAAAGTCTGGATTTATTTCAGCACCGTATCTCTCTTGGATACCTGTACGAGCAAAGATACATTTTAAGACTAAGTATCCGTTTTCGTTTCTCTTTTGAGAGATAATTTCTACATTATTATCAAAAGCTATGAGTTTATTTTTCATCTTCAACCTTTAAAAAAGAGTAGTAAGGGTTTGACTCTTTGAGCTTTTTTCTTACCTCTTCTTTTGTCAGGACACCAGCATCTATATAAACCTTGTCTTTGTCAGCCTCTACTTTCTCTCTATCTGCTATCTCTTTTTTTGTTTCCTGCACTAATGGCTTCCATGTGATTTCACAATCTGCTAGATCACTTTGATTTTCACTATATGAAGCTACCATGATAAGAGTCTCAAGCATAGGCTCTATTTTGTCAGTTTGGATTCGCTTTATACGATTGTAGAAGTTTTGAAAGTCAGATGCACCTGTAGCATTCATTCCATCTGGAGACTTACCAAAAAGTAAAGTAGCTGGAATTTCAGCCGACCCAGTTACACGAATAAGTGAAGCATTGTCTATTTGATGTAAGTCTTTAAAGTCGTTAGTTCTCTTGATGAAGTCATCTTTAGAGTCAAGAACTAAAGCATTGAGATATGATTTCATAGTATCTATGATTTGGATTCGCTTTATTGCATCTTCATCGGCATCATCTATCGCTAGTTCTGTCAAGCCCTCTAGTTTGTAAACATTTACATTCGTTTCAGTAAGCATATTTACGATTGCATTAATTGCAGTATCTGAAGCTACTATCGGCTCTATACTTCTTTGAACTTTTGAGCCACCCCAGTAGTTATGCTCTATTTTTTTATTTTGAGTAAGTTCTATCCCTTTAAAGATAAGAAGTCTTGAGCGATGGATAGTTAAAGTCTCTCCATTAACTGCAAAAAGTCTGTAATATTCAGGCTCAGAAGTATTAGTGATTACAGGAACGAGATGAGATGGCTCTAAAATGCGAAGTTTTTTGAATGAGCCTTGTTTAATTGTTTTTAAGTTTAGTGGTTTGTCTTGATGAAAGCCATCATTTACAACCATATACAAAGCACACCCACCAAAAAGGTCGGCATAAGCATGAGCTTGTTTTATTTTTTGTTTTAGCTTGAGCTTTTTAAAAAGTTTTTTGATTTTTTTGAGTTCTGCTGATTGAGTAGAAGTTATCTCACACCATTCACGAGTAACCTCGTTAGCTGGAATATCTGCAATATTTCCTACAAGCCAGTTGTATAGATATAGCTCCTCAGCTAGTTCGTAGTTCTTAGCTAGGTTAAGAGTTGAGCGAACATAAGAAGTGTTTTGTAAAGTATCTTTTTTGCCACCGATACCTTTTGCAATATTTGCGAAACCATCGTTTGCTCTTTTTGCTTTTGTCTTTTTATCCAAGATTTAACCTACTGAAAATTTTTGTGTTTCAGTATTATTAAATCTTTATAGGAAATTTCAAGGTAGGGAGTGAAATAAAATGAACTTTTAAAAATCCATATCTATTTCAGATACTACTGCAAGAGGGCTAACCGATACCTCTTGGAGTTGCATAAATCTCAAGTCTAATGCTCTTTGCATAAACTTTCTAGCTTTCTCGTTTACTGGAGAGAGCGACAAGGCACATGCAAAAGAGAGAAGCTCTTGCTTTTGCATCTTTGATATTTCGATTATCTTTTTTCTTAAAAATTGTTTTTTCATAACAGTCCTTTAAAAAAGAAGTGATTTAGTTTGTAGAGCCGAAGCCACCTGTACGAGTTGCAGTTGTTTCAATGTCGAACAACTCTGAGCTATGTCTTAAAAGTGTAATTTGAGCTATCCTATCGCCTTTTTTAATTTTAATTTCTCTATATCCACTACGGTAACCTTGTCCAGCTCTGTTTAAATCTTCTTTCATTATAGGATGATGAAGCCTTATCTTAATCTCATCTTTATAGTCAATATCAATAATCCCAACACCATTAGAAATAATTAAATACTTTGACATTGAGCTTCTTAACATTAATTGAAAATAATGAGATTTCATAAATTGTTCTCGACCTTTATTCTGCATCTCTAAAGATACTGGTTTTTCATCTTTTGTAATTGGAAAAATTTTATTTAATAAAAAATCTATATCTAAACAAACACCAAGACCTACAAGTTTTGTATCTCCAGCTTCTATCGTAATATCCTCACTCGCATATAAATCAACACATGCAGAGAACTCGCTCCCTCTCGTTGGCTCACAGCCACTTGTTAAAATTTTAAACATTGTTTGTCTCCTTAAATTTTAATTGCAATATAGTCAAGCATATATCCGTAGTCATCTTCACTCATTGCATAATTTTCAACAATCCACTCTCTTATAGTATCTCTTGGAGATGATGTCATTCCATTTTTTACAAAGTCATAAACTTTTGTACTTACAAAATCAAGATAAATCTCTTTTTTTTGTCGTGTTGTCTTATTTCCATTTATAAAAATTTCTATCATATTACACCTCTAAAAAGGAATTTCTTTACTTAGTTTTTGTCCATTCACTTTGTAAACTTCTCCAAAAATTGACACTTCATCTGGCAAGTCTTGTGATGTTCCAATAACTCTTAATCTTATTGATTGACTATTTTCATATCCCTCAATATTATGAACTTTTACTTTGTTTATAATCTGATTCCAAAACTTACCAAACTTAGGCATAGTATTCGCCATATCTACTTCATAAAGTTTTGTAAACCATAGCAGAGTTTGATTTGTAAATACACCTTGTTTAATTTCATCAATAAAATACTTCTTAAACTCTACATTTGTGTACTCGAAAATATCAGGAGTTTTTATAACTACCTCTTGCTGAGTCTCTTGGTCTATCACTACCTTTTGAGATTCCCCTTTTATGAGTTTGTCATTTTCCTTATTTTCTATGAGACCATCTATCGTATCTGCAAACCACTCTACATCTTTATCAAGAAGTTTATTCTTAATCACTTCTTTTGTAGTGTTTGTTTGCTCTTTGATTTTCTCTTTAGCTTCATTGTCTAAAAGTTTGATGGCATCATCTTCGTTATATTTAACCATCTTTAACTCTATGATGAAGTCATCTCTCTCAGCTCTTACCTTTTCTAAGAACTCATTTATTGTCATGTTAAAATCTTCCTCAGCTACTTGAGTAAGAGTTCTATATTGAGTTTTGATGATTGAGTATCTTCTATCTTTATCTTCAATTTGGAAAGGTAAATCGTGATTACTAAAAAAGAGACAGTTTGCATAGTTATCTATAAGTACCTGTTTTTTATGCTTATCGTTCACACTTACAGCACTATCTGTAATAAATGGCTTTATCTTATCTGCTTGAGTTGAAGACTCATTGAACGAGCCTTTAATCTCATTAAACACTAAAAATAATCTGTTTTCTAAGTACCCATTAAAAGAGGAAGCTATATCTTGGTTTGTAACTGTGTAACAATTATCTCTATGTATTGCATACTCTATGATAAACTCTTGAAGTACACCTTTACCAGTTCCTTGCATTCCTAAAAATGCGATAGTGTTTCTTGTTTTTCGTGATGTGTTAAAAATATATGAAAGCCAGTTTATAAAGTAACTTCTCTCTTCATGCTCTGGAGCAAGGTTTTTAAAGAGTGCATTTATAGCTGGATATTTCTCTGGCATTGATACACTTACAAACTTTTCAAGTTCCTGTATTTGTTCCACCTGTACTTCTAAAAAACCATTTGGAGTATAAACATTAAAATACTCTCCAAATATCTTCTTTTTAGTTGGAGCATAGATTTTAGTATAAGGATCTAGCCAACCCATTATTATATTTACATCTTTAGAAGAGAGAAGCGAGTTTATCATCTTTTTTGCTTCTAGCTGTATTCTCTTTGATACGACCTCTTTTTCTACATGCTCAATCTTCTTAACCTCTTCTACTTCGTTTGTGTAGATAGACTCTTTTTTCATTATAGTTATTTCGAGATATTTTGCTTGAGTGTTTTCAAAGAAAAATATAGACTTCCAGATACGATTTAGCTTTGCTTTGCTTATCATGTATTCTACAAAAGCCTCTTTGATTTGTTTCGCCTTATCTGCACCTTTTATATGTTGAGATAATATATCTTGTTTTTGTGCCTCAAATGCTACTCTTAACTCTTCTACTTTTTCGTTATCATCTGAGAACTCATTTTGTATTCTTATTACTTCTTGTTTATATTTTTCTATATATGAAGTATAATCATCAGGAGCTAGTTTTGCTTGTAGAGCTTTGTTTTTAAAATCGTTGAGTTTATTATTCATCATTATCACTCTGTATATATTCAACGAAGTCTAAGCCACTATCAAATGAAAAAACATTCTCAGCTTTTTCTCCTGTAAAAGAAAGGAAGTTTTTATATGCTTCCTCTCCAGCTTTGTCTCCATCAAAAGCAGTAGCAAGACCATAGCCTTTATTTCTAAAGTCTCTTATAACTTCAAGAAGTCGCTCATCCATCTTGACTGAGTTACTAGAGCTTTCAATAGAGATAAAAGGTATATCATATATAAGTGCATTGAGTGCATTTTTTAAACCCTCCCCGACTATGATATATTTTTCTCTATGAGCTATCCTCTGTACTAGATTTTCAAAAGGATATATAAAAAACTTACCTCTATTTTTTTGGTTTTTATAGTAATACTTCATGTTGGCTATCTCTTCGCCAGTATCTTTACTCTTTGGTCTGTAAGCAATAATATCTACTACTTGATTGTGCTGATTGTGTAAGATGATTGTAGGGCATTTCCAAAAGCTAGAATATCCAAGTAGATTTTTAAATATATAATCTAGTTTTGCTTTGTATTTTATGTCTAGTTTTTGAGTTTCAAATAGCTTTTGATATTCTGAGTGTATGTGAATTTCTTGCCATCGTTTTCTAGTATATCCGTTGCTATCTTTGAACTCATGTTCTACTACTCTTGGTAGGTATGGAGTATTTTCTGCTAACTCTTTTTGAGATATATATTTGAGCTTATTAAAATCTATCTCTTTTGTTTCTTGAAGATTAAGTGCTGGAGCTTGTTTTCTTTTTGTAACTTCATACACATCGGCACCAGCCATACTCTTAGCTTTATTAATTGCCTCAGATGGAGATATATTTTCCATATGTCGTATTAAGTCTATACAATCTCCACCTGTACCAGCTCCTCTATCATAATACTTTTGAGAGTCTGTAAAGAAGTCGATTGATGATGTTTTTTCATCTCTAAGTAGATTTACTCTAGCTCTATATCGTATGCCTCTTGGTTTTTCAAACTCGAAACCATAGCTTTCTGCTAAAGAGATAATGTCTATCTTTGATTTTATTTCATCTAATGAGGTATTATTGCTCATATTATGCACCTTTGCTTATAAATTATTGAAATATTCTATAAAAAGTGCTATAATACGGACAACCACGAACTCGTATTATAAAACACTTTTTGTAATCGGTAAGCTTTTGCTTACCAGTTCACACTCACTCTATTAAAATACCATTTGAAGTTAAAAAACTTATAATCAGCTGTTCAACTACTCCAGATTTATTATGTCTGCTTTCTTTTGTAAAAGCATTAAACTCTTTTAACACATCTTCACGAATAGTATAACTAGCTAATTTCTTTTTATGATTTTTAACTATCAACTTTTCATTATCTGGTATTGTAAAATGCTTTGTCATTTTAAGACCCTTGTATATCGTTTTGTAAATGATACACTTTTAAATCTTAAATATATGTAAAAATATATGTATATATATTAATACTTTTTAAATCGTGGTTATTTTTCTTCATCTCCTCTATTTTTTAAGATGTTTTCTACACTCGCTCTGCATAGATTATATTTTTCTGCTATTTTCTTAATAGATAATCCTCTGAGCTTATCTCTAAAAATTTCTTTGTTTCTTTCATATCTCATATAGTTCTCATAAGATGGAACTTTAAACTCTATCTTTTGATATTTTTCTATAAGCTCCTCAAGAGACATTCCATCTTTTGCAGAACTTATTAACTCTTCAAACTTTTTAAATGCTTGTTTATCAAATGTTTTATGAAGAACTGGATTTGTTTTTCTCTCATTATGAAAATATCCTTTAAGAAAAGAAGATAAATCATTATTATTTATTTGGTAGTTTTTCCCATCTCTTGAGGCTTTTAAATATCCTTGCTGAATATAGTATCTTACTGTTCGCTCTTCGACTTCTAAGATAGTGGCTACTTCAGCAGTTGAGTACATTTACTTTGTAACCTCTTTTTTGTTTTTCATATCCACCCATGCTCTAGCTGGTATCTGCAATTCATCTTCTATGAGCACAGCTTTTTCTAGTGATGGTAATACTAAACTACTTTTATATTTATGTGCTGTAGATAAACTCACATTAACTACTTTTTGTAATTCTTCAGCTTTTATTTTTGCAATTTGTTCTATAAATTCCGTTTTCATTTTTGTAGTATATTATAAATCTTCTTTTTTTTGCTTAAAACTCCGATATATATTATAAATAGATTATAAATCTATATAAAAAGCCTATAATTATATATAAATTTATATGTATGGTTAAAGACACTTTCTTCAATGATACATATAACAAAAGGATTTATGATGCTAAGAGATAATTTAAAAAAGTATAGAAAATCAAAAGGATACACTCAAGAGGATATAGCAAAATTATTAAGTGACTATCTTGGAGAAGATATTAAAAAAGGAACTGTGAGCAAATGGGAGAGCAACGGAGCGAGTCCTAGACTTCACATCATATCTGCTCTAGCTCATATTTTAGATATACCAGAGCAGTTCTTATTTGATGATTCTAAAAAAGCTATTGATAAAATTGTAAAATCAGCAATGCCAAATTTTAGACATGTTATAGAACATACAACTAAGATACCATTACTTGATGGTTATATAGGAGCTGGTAGTTCTAGCTACCTTGATGATTTAGAAGTCATTGATTATTTATACATTGATAACAACTATATATTAGATGCCTTTAAAAAGAAAGAAGTAAATGCTATTAGAGTTATAGGCGACAGTATGTCTCCTTATGTTAATCCAGATGATATAGTTTTGTTCTCATTTCTTGAGCCTAACTTCTCTCACTCATGTGGAAAATATATCATAGAAACTTCAAACGGACTTATGGTTAAAAATGTATCTTTTAAAATGAATGGAGACATCATTATCTCATCTGAAAATAAATCTTATTCAGATGAAGTGATCAAGTGTTGTTCTCAAGAATATTTAAAAATAATAGGTATTGTTGTCGGTAGAATTTTAAGAAGTTAAAATAAACAAACCTGTAATTAAACAATTTTCTCCTTTTGTTTCGTACACTTCGACACTACAAGCCTTTTTTTACATATATTTAATATTTTTGTAACCATTTTAAACCCCTATTTTACGGAATTACATTTTTTTATTGATTATAGAGGAAAAATACTCCACAACTTTTTTATATTTTTAACTTTTTTTTCATTCTTTTTATCTTTTCTTTGTAATTTAGTAATATAGGGGTTTTTAACTGTAATTTTATTGTATTTTTAGTGTATTTTTAAATACATATATTGTAATTTTTTATATTTTTTGATTGTTTTATTGATTTTTTTAGCTTTTTTGTATTTTTTCCCGTCGGCACCCGTCGGGGAATTTTTGAAGTATTGATTTTTTTGTATGAAAAACCTTTAAAGAGATAGAGCTATGAGAAATTTCAGTTTGTAAGTTTTAAAAGTGTGTTTAGTTGAGAAAAAACCTCCAGTAATATATGGAGGCTATTAAAAATTTAAAGCATTGCAGTTTTTGCAGTTAATAGATATGCTTTTAAATCAAAGTTCTTGAGTAAAACCTGTCTCTTGTAGTAGTATTCATAAGTATTTCTATCTTTGTCTCCATGTCCAAGTATGCTCTGTATATAACTTGCTTGAGGTTTATAACTCTCTTCATTTGGAGTGTTATGATTATATATCTTTTCAGCTACTAATGCACACATGGCTCTAGTATTGTCATATTTCGCATTATTGTTTTTGATAAGCTGTTTTATAAGAGAGCTGTCATATAGTTCTCTCATGTATGCTTTTCTATCTTTTGGATTTGTCATATCACTTGGAAAGATTGACTTTATTTTTTCTATAATTATTTTTTCATCTTGAGAGTAGCTAGATGCAGAACGATTATGAGCTATAACTTCAAGAGCTTCACGACCTGTAAACATAAGTAAAAAATCTTTTAAATAAGTAAATACTATTTTTCTATTTTCATCAGTTACTTTTATATCTAAATAGTTTTTAGCTCCATAATATATATCTATCAATTTAAAATCAGATAGGTTATGCCCAAACTTCTCTATTTGAGCTTGAGTTCTTAAACCTTTAGGGATAATACTTCTTACAATGTTTACAGCTCTAATAACATCATTAGCACTTAAGAATAGAGTAGGAATAATTATCTCTACTTTTTCATCATCTCTCTTTTTTCCTAAACCTATAATTTTCATTTTATAATCTGCAACTTTTTTAAATTCAGATTGATATACTATCTCTGTAAGTCTTCTACCTACTGCTAAACTTATACAGGCACTAAGATATGTAAAAATAAATTTTTTATTATGTCTGGTTATTTTATAAGTCATAACTTCTTTTGCTTTTGTAACTAGATCATAAAGCATAGGCACTTCTATATTTTCTAAATTTGCAGTCATACTCATATTAGAGTCTCTTTTTTTTCTCCCACCCTCGTTTAAGTAGTCATATATTCTACCAGATAAAGTGAACTCTTTAAGAGCTTCATCTTTTACCTCATCACTAAGCTCTGAATCTCTTATAACTTTTCTTATAGTTGCTATATTAGTTGCGATAGAATTATATTTATAAAAATAAGTGAAGCAATAAACATAATCTTTAAAAATTTCACTTACACTTCTCTCATTCTCTGAAATTTCATCAACTATTTTATGACCTAAGTCTTCTATGTTATCTACATCATATAAATTAAAGTTTGTTTTGTCGCTACTGATTTGTTTTTTATGTTTTTCAGTCTCTGGAATGCTATTTACTTGAGTTGTAAGCTCTTTAATTTGTTCCTTATACAATAAGTTTAATATCATAGCTCTCTCACTATCATCTATACTCTCATTCTCTATAAAATCTATTGCAGAATAGATATTACACCAGTAGTCATTTTTTATTTTTTCAAACTCAAGTATTTTCTTTTGAGTTTTTATATATTTTTTTAACCTGTAGTTCCATCTAGCTTTTTTGTGATTTTTATCCAAGCTATCATTATGTTTTTTAAGCATATTAGAGAAGTTAAACATATCGGACCCCTTATTAAGTCATTAAATTTTATTTATTATACAATAAAAACATTTAAAAGTATATAAAATATATTAAAATTATATTAAATTATATAAAAATATTCTAAATTATTTTAAATAATAAAATATTATAAAATATAATATTATTTAAAACTAGCTTAATTTA